AGAATGTAGCCAGTGTGGCGGAGAGGGCAAGGCCGCACCCTTCGGCCGTGACATAGGGGAGTTGTATGGCGAGTGGCTGGCTTGCGAAGATTGCAACGGGTCAGGGAAAGTTAGCATCAAGGAGGATGAGTGATGTACCAAGTAGCATGGGAAAGAAAATCAGGAATACCGGAGCGAGATCACCTGTTTCTAGACACATGGGCCGAGGTCCAAGATTGGATCGAATGCAAGAGCCAGCAAGAGACGAACAGCTACACATGGACGGTGTCTATGGTTCTTCGGCGTCGTTTTGACGGGGACCTTCTAGTGCCGGAATGGTTGGACCTCGATGAGAAGGGTCGCTGGATTAATAACTTAAACTTCATGATGCCAAACAACTTAACCTCAGAGGAGATTGCGTCTAGCCTAATGAGCTTGGCATCCAGATATATGGAGCTTGAGGACATGGCGAGGGCCTTCACTTCTATTGGACGCATGTTGGCCGTAGCTGACGGGGCGCAAGACTCCGCCCCGAAAGGGAGCATGCACTAATGACCGATAGTGACCTGACGGCGTTTCAAGCGTCACAACTACAGTTCTTAAAGCAACAGGTAGACAAGTACCAAGACGAGCGGTGGCGGCGAGGCGCGTCATCCGCAGCGCAGAACGATCTGTTTGCCGCGCGCGAAGAACTAAAGAACTTTGTAAAGAATTTAAGAGAGGGAGGAAAGATAATATGAGTGTTGAATATGAAGAGATGTATGCAAGATTGTGGCAGGCGTTAGTAAAGAAAGAGAACGATCACACTTCCAGTGCCAAGCAACGCGGTGTCGATATTAAAGATGGCATGGCGACTTCAACCAAAGATACACTGTCACCCCGTGCCAAACAGATCAATCGTATGATGCGTATGGGCATGTCTCAGAAAGATATTGCATCGGTGATGGACACATCACAGCAGGCCATCAGCCAAACCAGCCAGAAGTACGGGCTACCCCGTTCCATGGATATATAAATTAAGGAATAAAACTATGAATGATACACCACAAAGAACCGCATTCGAAACACACCCCATGCGCATTATGGTTGAAGACATCAGCGTTGCTGGTAGCGCGTTCGCATCCAACGAGGAGGGCGACACAGTGTTCCTCAACAAAAGGATCGTGGACCGGCTTAACCTGGAGGGCGGTGAGATACTCATGGCTCAGTGCATCCCCAACTACGAGGACAAGCGGGACGCGATACCATGGCGGTGCATACGAGCGGCAGCACTTGATGTATTGCCATCGCCATCTGCCCCTTTAGCCAAGCCTAAGCCGACCATTGGTGAGCGCATTAAAGACTACATGAGTAACTTGGATACTGAGTATGATGAGTTCATGTCTGCGGGGGAAGTAGCGGACGCACTGAGTATTGATGTTGATGCTGTCCAGAAATACTTTGATAGTGACGAAAGCAACTACGAGATCTTTCGGTGCTATAGGTTCAAATGGATCTAACTTGCATTCCATAACCAGATTGGGTATGGGTAGTAACCAAATGAAATACAACTGGGGGGCTAACATGGCTCGTAAGAAGATGAACGAAGCAGACAGGCAGAAATTTCAGAATGTCGGTCTGATTAAAGAGGACCACGATCTGCTGCGCATGATTGCTACATCGGAGCAACGGTCCATGTCCCGACAACTCTCTGTGTTAATACGCAAAGCAGTTGCCGAGATGAAACAAGACTGATACAATTTACTTACTGCTCGATGGACCTCAAGCCTGTGGTCCCATCATCAACTGGCCCCCTCACGGGGGCTATTTTTTTGCCTCGTTTGGCTTGCCCTTCTTGCCAGCAATTTGATAGGGCTTTTCTTTTGTGTAGCCACGGATCTGTGTGACGTTGTTTCGCTTCATGCTTTTGAGAAAGGTCGCGGCCACATCAGGCTCCAGACCAGTTAGTTCGCACAACTCCTTTGTTGCGCTGTCCATATTGGTCCAGCCCTTTTTGTAATCACAGACTGCCTCGATCATTTCATCATGGGTTGTAGATTTAGCCATTCTCTTGCGTCCTCTCCTAGAACTTTAGCGCCGATGTCGATCTTGGCGCGTAGTGCTTTAACAATTCTCTCATCGATGCTGCCCTCACAGATCAGATCGATGTACGTCACGTTGTTCTTCTGCCCGATCCGGTGAGCACGATCCTCTGATTGGATGCGCGTCTCCAGGTTAAAGTCATTGGCATAGTACACCACTAAGTTTGCTTCAGTCAAAGTCAGTCCGTATCCAGCGGTGGCTGGGTTGCCGACAAAGAACTTGAGCGGGTGATTGGGATCTTGGAAGTTAACAACTGCTGCTGCCCGATCATCATCCGATGTGTCCCCGAAGTATGATACAGCACAGCCTTGGCCGAACTTCTTGTTCAGCATCTCTGTAATAGATATGATGTCGTACCGGAACCGTGACCAGATGATTGCTTTACCATCGTGCTCGTTGATGATCTCTTCGAGCGCGTCCATCCGCTTTGATGGGAAGTACAGCATGTCACCTTCGTCAGTCTTGAGGTGGCCAGACATTATCTGCTGGAGCCGGAGCATCTGCGTGATTACAGCGGGGGCCGTGGACATCTCACCACTGTCGAGCAGCACCATTGCGTGGCGTCTGATCTGTTCGTACATCTCGAACTGTTGTGTTGTCATGCCGACATAACGTGCGGTGTATATCTTGTCGGGGAGATCGAGGCAGTCCTTCTTCAGTACACGGAAGGAGAACATGTCTATCCTTTGGGTCAGCTCATCAAGATTGCGGAACCCTACGATCTGCTGAAAAGCTGCGGCGCCCATGGTTCTACGTTGCACCACTGCATAGCGTCCCTGGAAAGCGTAGTATGATTCGAAACCCAAGAGCCCTGGGCGGAGGAACTCGCACTGCGAATAGATATCCATTGGACTTTTTGTAACTGGAGAGCCTGTCAAGAGGCGTCTGTACTTGAAGCCCGCGGCTATCTTCATTAAAGATTTAGTGCGTTTGGCCTTGTGGTTTTTTATTGTTGTTGATTCGTCTATTGCAATCATACCCCTTGCGCCAAGCGCACGAGCCATCCACTGCCCAGCCTTCTGTCCTTTGAGCGATGAGTATGATTCGACATTCATCACGAAGATTGTCAGCCCCTCGAACTTATCTTGGACTGAGCGCATCTCTTCCTTTTGTTTCTTGTTGGGCCCAGATACCCAGCGAATCACTCGATGCGGTATGTCATCTGACATATGCTCGGGGATTTCTTTGGCCACCCAGTTGCGGTACACACCCTTGGGTGCGATGACCAAAGCGAAGTCGATCTGCCCATCGAGGTACAGCATACCCATGTTATCTATAAGGACCTTGGACTTCCCTGTTCCCATCTCCATGAACAAACCAAACTCTGGCCTGTCCCACCCAAATTCAAGGGCATCTATTTGGTGGTCAAATGGTTTTAATTTATATTTTAACTTGACAGTCATTACATAGCTCCACTATTGTCTATAGTACGGATAGCATGAAGCTACCGGATAAATCAACCCTGAAGAGGAAAAACTTATGAACGATATCTTTGAAGACTATTTCGATGAGGCAGACGCAGTCGCCAACATTGATGTAGGAACTGGAAAGCAACTCAGCCAACTGGTTCGAAAACTCCGTGAGGTAGAAGATCAAATTACTACTTCTGAAACCCACCTTAAATCACTCAAGCAAAAGAAGCATAAGCTCTCTGTGGAAAACATCCCCGCTCTAATGGACGAGATGGGTGTTGAGCGTTTGGATGTTGACGGCCTTACTGTAGAGCGGAGGATGGTTGTTAGCGCATCGATCCCTGTTGACCGTAGGGAGGAAGCGTATGATTGGCTACGCGACAACAAGCTAGACGACATCATAAAGAACGATGTCATTCTTTCTTTTGGCAAGGGCCAAGACAATGTAGCAGGCGACGTGGTCGGACTGTTGCAGGAGCGCGGCTTTGATCCAAGTACCAAGACGCATGTACATCCATCCACATTGAAGGCGTTCGTAAGGGAGCGCATCACAGATGGTAAAGCAATTGATCTCGACATGTTCGGGGCATTCGTAACAAACACAGCACAGATAAAGAGGAAAGCATAATGGGTAATCAAGTAGCTACGAAAAAAAGTGCAGAGTTAAGCACAGACTTAATGGACGACATCCTTGAGTTCGCGGGTGAAGGCGCAACATACGACAGTAGCGAGATGCAGATCCCGTTCGTTCGTGTGCTTCAAGCTATGTCACCACAGTTGAAGAAGCGCGAAGCAGACTACATCGAGGGCGCTGAACAGGGCGACATGTTTAATACTGTCACCCAACAGTTCTTTGCTGCGGACAAGGGCGTCACAGTGATCCCATGCTACCAGACCACTAAGTATCTGGAGTTCACACCGCGTGATCAAGGCGGAGGATTTCGTGGCGAGATCAGCCCAACCGATCCTATCTTACAGCGCACCGAGCGCCAAGGAGCCAAAGAAATCCTACCTACTGGCAACGAGCTAGTGAAGTCGGATCAGCATTACTGCTTGGTGATAGACGGGGACGGCATTAGTCAGCCTGTCGTGATTGACATGAAGTCTACGCAGTTGAAGGTCAGCCGCCGTTGGAAGACCCAGATTGCTATGCAGAAGATCAAGCACCCTACGACAGGGAAAATGATCACACCACCCTTGTTCGCAACGCAGTGGAAGTTTACCACTGTCGAAGAGAGCAATGACCAAGGTTCGTGGTTTAACTACTCTATTGAGAAGCTCGGTCTGATCGAAGACCGTGACCTCATGCTCGAAGCCAAAGCGTTCAGAGATAGCGTGGCAGCGGGTGAAGCAAAAGCTGTGTCGGAGGAGGGGAGCTCCACTCCCGCCGCCACTAAACCTTTGGACGATGACATCCCGTTCTAGGTAGCAGCTTTAGGGGGGACACATGTCCCAATCAAGTGTCCCCCTTTTTTCACCAACAAGGAGCAGAAGATGTCACAAGCAAGCAGGTTGCTGGCCACCTTTGCGGGGGCGGGTAATGCACATGGCACAACTATTGTCGGACGGGTAGGCCGTAACGGAAAGGCCGAGTCACAGAGCCGAATAATCCGAGAGCCGTTGACCGAGGCGCTAGTGCAGGCCCACATTGATGGGAAGCAGGGTGTCGGCGCAATCCCTATTACTGATGAGAACAAATGCCAGTTCGGCTGTCTGGATATAGATGTCTACGATCTAAACCACGCCGAGCTCCAGGCTAAGATACAAAAGATGAAGCTACCTTTGATGCACTGCCGGTCCAAGTCGGGCGGTGCCCACCTGTACCTGTTTATGCAGGACTGGGAGACGGCGGCACAAGTTAGAGATTACCTGTCGGAGATGTCGATTGCGCTGGGCTACAGCGGGTGCGAGATATTCCCGAAGCAGGACACGATCATTGCCGAGCGTGGAGATGTGGGCAACTTTATTAACATGCCCTACTTCAACGCCGAGCTACCCCAGAGGTACTGCTTTGACGAGAAGAACGAAGCGATGGAGCTTGATGAGTTCCTTGATGCAGTAGAGAAGGCTAGGATCTCTTTGCCAGAGCTTGAGGGCTTGAAGTTTGCGGGAGAGCGTAAGCATTTCACCGATGGGCCGCCGTGCCTGGAGCATCTGTTTGCCGAGGGGCCGATCAATGACGAGCGCAACAAGACTATGTTTATGTGTGGCGTCTATGACAAGCTCAAGTACAGCGATGACTGGGAGAACAGACTTGAGGAAGACAACCGTACTCTCTGCGCCGAGCCATTGCCGTCACATGAAATTCTGAACCTCCGCAAGTCTCTGACCAAGAAGGACTGGGGCTACACATGCAAGGACCAACCGTTCAAGAGTTACTGTGATCCAGTCGTGTGTGCCGTGCGTAAGTTTGGGATAGGTAAGGATGCCCCTGATGCGCCCGAGGTGGGAGGACTGACGATCCTGTTGTCTGAACCCCGTGTATATTTCATGGACGTAAACGGCGGCCGCATCCAGCTTACAACCGAGCAGTTGCAGAACCAAGTTCTGTGGCAACGTGCTTGTATGGAGCAGATGAACATCATGCCGCCGACAGTTAAACCTCAGAAGTGGCAGACGATGATCAATCAATTGATGCAGACGGCTACGCATCTTGATGTGCCGGAAGAAGCCACGATCAAAGGACAGTTTAAAGATCACCTGCAATCCTATTGCACCAGTCAGATCAGGGCCATGGCCCCAGAAGAGATGGAGATGGGCAAGCCTTGGACAGACGGAGGCACCACTAAGTTTAAGTTGGAGGGACTGATTGAATACCTGCACCACCGCAGGTTCAAGGTCGAGAACCGCGGTCATTTAATTCAGATGATTCGAGATATGGGTGGCGACTCGTCAAGACAAAATATTCACAAGTCTGACGGAACAAGGGCAATCATAAGATGTTGGTGGATCCCCGCGTTTGAAGCAGACACCGTTGAACTACCAATCAAGGAGATGAAAGATGACA